GGATATATCTCTTCATTGTTGTTGCTAAAATATTCAGGGAATTTACTAGGAGCATTAAAACTCATATAGTCTATAAATCTGTTGGTGTAGTAGTCAGCATAATCCCTTTCTTTGGCGATAAGCTGATCTATCTCGTTTTTACCAGCAATTTGACTACTTTCGCTACTGTGCTTATGAACACCGCCATTTGAAATAGTATATGCTGCAAATGGAAGGTACTCGGACATTGCATAGTGTATTAGCATATCCTGAATATAATCATTAACTAAAGCTAGATAATCACCAGTTAAGGTGTTTGCAATTATATCTGCGCTAATCTTATCATATAAATCACTACCTAAAAAGTTTCTTATATGAATCTCTTGCGCCAATTTAATAAAGTGAATAAACTTATCGGTATCTACATTACCACTTAAAGCTGTATTTTTCACTAAATCCTCTCTCTTTATAAAAAGTGCTGTAGCCATTATTCCTCGATTTCTTCGTTAATTTCTTGTTCCTTTTGTACCTGTGATGGCTTTACACCAGTTTCTTTCTCTACTTCAGCATCTGTTAGTGCATTAGTAAGATCAGTAAATTCTAGCGGCTGTAGAGTCTGGAAATAGAGGTCTAGCTCAATCTCATTGTATTCTAGTATCTTTTCCAATCCATCAATAATAGTGACCTGCATAGGACGAATAACTGTGTTATCCATAAGTAAAGACGCTGTCTCCAACTCCTGTGCATTATTACCTAGTCCAGAGTTATCCTTTATCCCTACCAACATTGGCGATACAATACGGTGAGACACCATAACCTTCTTCATACTTTCATCTGAAAGGAATTGGTATTGTTGGTGAGCGTCATTCAGCATAACTGGCTCTATCGAAGCAGCTAATTCTTTACTGTCATTGAACGCCAAAATAAATCTACCTGCATTTGAACTGCCAGAGAACTTTTCATAAATAGCTCTTTCTATATCATCTCGCTGCTCCTTTGACGGAGTACCATTATTGAAGTTAATTAACATACTAGGCTGTAAACCGTTCTGTATATTACTTATGTGATAATTAGCAATTTCTTCTTCCAGTTCAGCATACTGTAATCCTCCCTGATAGTCTACAGGAGAATAGTAGTAAAACCCTGCTTTGTAAGGTCGGATATACATAATCTCAATCCCATCTTTAGAAGTTCCAAAGGCAGAAATACGCTTAGGCTTCTCATCCCTTTTCATATCCTGCCAATTAGGGTGGTAGTAGTAACCTTTCACGTTACCAATAGTAGCCTTTTCAGCTCTCAATGTTTCGATTGGAATATGCTCTACCTGCACAATACGAGAATGGTCTTTACTGTATATTATTTGCAAAGCTGCCTGACCCATCATTTTATAGTCATAGCAAATCTTCTTCATACAGTCCTTTTTGAACAACTCACGCATCGCTGCATATGCTTCTGGATTCTCTTCGCTGTTAGTGGCTTCTAGACCTCTACCATATATCATTTCAGAAATACCGTTTACAGCAGCATTATTTGTTGGCGAACCATTATACCTGTCTATTAGGTATTGGAAATAATTGTTATCTTCACCGTACTCTACCCATTCACCCCTAGTAGTTTCAATTACTGGTGGAGCTGTGTAAGAGGACATCTTTAAAACGTGAACAGTACTAGACTGATCTTTCTCTTTTTCTTTCATTATAATATTACAAAGTCATTATCGTACCCTGTTTGAGATACATATTCATCTTTATTTATAAAGAACTTATCCAGTTCTGTTTGATCTGTACAGTATATTAAGCCTCTATAAAGCTCTGTAGAGCCTTCTTTTACTCTGAATGAGTATTGACTACCTTCTTTGAGAGAAAAGCTCGCAGAAAGCACCATAAAGTCTCCATCAGTAGTCTTAGTAACCGATATAGTCTCCGTTATCCTACTGGTTTTATCCGTCAATAGAAATATAGGTTCAGAAGTATCTCTTCTAGCTGATATCTTAATTGACTGCGTATCTGTTGAGGTCGTTAGTATGTGCATAAACAAATAACTAAAAACGTATATTCTGTTTTAAAGGTACAAAAAAAGGGCGTACAAATGTACACCCTTTCCTTATAAAATTGATTGATGTTATACAGCGGTTGGTGCGCCAATAACAACATCTCCAGTCAATGCTGCCATTTCACTTACAGGGAAAGTAGCTGATGTAGCATCAACTTCAACGAAGTTTGGTGGAGACACTTCTTGTGCAGTAAAGGTTAAGTTATAACCGTTAAAGTCACCTAAACCATTTCCAGTAGAAACAGTACCAGCTGTTACGTCAGCACCATTTTCTTTACCCATTAAGAATACATTGTCATTTTGGTCAACAATAAATACGTGAGGTCTCCCCGCTGCCAACAATTTTAATTCTTTGTGGTCTTCTTTAGTTAATTTCTTTAAAGTAATATTAAGAACTTGCTCATAGAATACAGTACCATTCTCACGAGATGCGTTAACAGTAGTTTCAAATGAGTTATTCCCTTTTACTTCATAAGTAAATAAGCTTAAAGAATTGTCAACAGCACTAACTGTTGTTCCTGTCATATCAGTAATTTCGTCATCTACAGAAGTGATAGTTCCTAGCGTTCCGAAGTCTGCGAAATATATTTTTTTGATTCCTGCTACTGTATCTTTACAAGCTTCAGCACGAGATCGAGTTAAATTACAAGCCATAGTTTTTTGTGTTTAATGAAAAAAGGGCAGGTAGGCTATGTGCTTACCCACCCTTAATTCTGAATTATTGTTTATTTCTAGTTAGCAGAGTTTGGAATACCGTAAGTAACGATATCTTCAACGTTTGCATACTGTACACCAGCTGTAAATCGCATAACGATTCTAGCGTTTTGACTTCCGTCTAGGTCAGCCATATCTAACAATTTAACTTCGTTGTGGTCAGCGATTAAGCCTGTTCCGAAGAATAAGTTAGATTTAGTAGTGGCGATAGCGTCATTGCTTGCTAATCCGTTAGCAACAAAGATTTTTACACCATCGATTTCTAATCCACCGTTCTGATACCACATAGTACCCTGTCCGCCAACACCGTTAGCTCCGATAGAACCTACATTTTCGTCTCCTGCTACATTTTGTACTGCTGCAAATCCACCTAAAGCTCTAACGTAAGCTCTAGCGATGTTTTGAGATACATAGATGTAAAGGTCTTCAGCTCCGTAAAGAGTATCTGGAATAGCGTCAACGATTTTGCCTAATTCAGCAACAACGTTAGATGAAGTGATAGTAGCTCCTGCAATTTCTTGTGCAGCAGGTAGATCAGCATCAGCGGCTAATAAAGTAGAGAATCCGTCAAACTGTCCGCTTGTAGCAGTTGATCCAGCCCAGATAGACTTTTCAGTACGCTCTGCTACTTTAGCAGCAATGTGTCCTAAAATAAAGTCTGCAAAGCTAGGTGGTACATTGTGATAAGCAGAGTAGCCCATCTGTACAGCTTCCCAGTCAGAGGCAAAGTCTTTCTTACAGATTTGTAAGTTTACTTGCTGCTCTTCAGGAGTAAGGATTCTTTCAGTAAGAGTAATCGTTGAAGTAGGATCGAAGTCGCAAGAAGCGTCTTTTACGATATCATCAACAGATACTTTCTTTAGTACCTCCTTGAATTTAACATTTGGTTTGATTGTAATACCACCTTTTGCAAGGGTATTAGCTTCTAGTAAAGCTGCAGCAACGTATTGTCCTGCAAATTCACCAGCATAAGTAGTTGTAATTGAAGTAGTTGTAGCCATTATTGGTTAGTTTTGATTGTTTAATCGGTTAAATACTCTGTCTAATGTGTTTTGTGATCTCTGCATTCCAAAATTGTAAATTGGTTTCTTTTCGGTAGCAGCTTCTGGATTGTGGTTAATTGCTTCAGCAGCAGGTTCAGCAGAAAGTTTTTCCATTTTAGAAGATAACTCTTCTAGCTCTCTTTTGTAACCCATTTCGCTATCTAACATTTTTGCCATTTCAGCCATTTTAGCTTCCATTTCAGCAATCTTAGATGCAAACGCCTCTTCAGTAACATAACCTTCCATAAGTTGTGTTTCTTCTGTTTCTAGTTCAGCTTCTTCAGATAATTCTTCAGTAGCCTCTGATACAGATTCTTCAACTTCAGCAGCAGCCTCCACCTCTTCGGTAGGAGTTTCTTCTGTTACAGCTTCCAATTCAGTTGTCTCTTCGACTACTTTTTCTGGTTCTGCAATAGAGGACAGCTTCTGCAAGATTTCATTTAGAATTGTTGTTGCTTTTGGACTGTTCATTTTACGAATAATTTTAAATAGTAATTGTTAATATGCTGTCTGTTCGATTTTTAACTATGCTTTTTGCTGTATAATAAACCATTCAGTTCCATTTCCCCAAACTTTTATGCCTTCATATGCTCTATTTAAGTCGAATGCATCGTTAGAACCATCTAATGTTTGAGAAGCGTAAGGTGTTAAATCTACGTGGGTTGAGTTAGAGAAACTAGAGTCGGTTATGATACGTTTAGTTCTATTTAGGTTCTTATCTAGGGTAACATCTGGAAGTGTAAGTGTGGCTCTTCCGTTTCCGCCAACCCAACTAAGAACAATAAGTTCTGCTTCATCGTAAACTTCATTTCCTAAATCGTAAGTTCCACCAGCAACAACACTTAAAGTTGTCGGCTGTAGATGATTTACAACAAATCGTTGCACATCTTCCAATGTTGTTTTCTTTGTTTCTGCAGATTGAACTAGAGCTATCTCTTCAGTTCCTAAGATGTTTACAGCTGTTACTGCTGTTAATTCTGATATTTTACTGTTTGCCATTATAAAGTTATTTTATCGTTGTTTTCTTGTAGTATAAAATCTCCATTTTCTAGTAGTAAGTATGAATCACCGTTTGGTGGCGGTTCAACTGGAGCTTCAGAAGGAGTTCCTGTTATGCTTCCTATTCCCTGTGCCTGCAAACTTCCGTCACAGCACTTAGACGAATATGTTCGCCCATCGGCACAAAGACAGCCTCTTCTACCCCCTTTTCTGCTAGTTCTACTATAGGTATATTTTCTTCTATTTCTCATTATGTAAGGGATGTTTCTTAGGTAGTAAATCTAAGTCTAATGCATACTCTTCATTCTTAACCTTACCACTTCTAGCTACATATAAAAACCTATTTACCCTATCCTGATCGCCTCTGTCCAATACTTTGTCCATCATTTCCAAGGTTAATTCAACGTCAAAACGATCTGCATACTGCTTATTAAATGAGTCTAACTTAGCTCTAAGTACAGTTAAGTCCTCTGGTGAAGCCTTATATGAAGGTTGCTTATTTTCTACTTTCTTTTTATTCTTTCCCATAATATTATTTATCTAGTGAATTAATTTTAGATTCAGACCAGCTTAGTGCTGATTTACCACCCCACGCATCGTACATCAGTTTACCACATCCGTCAGAATAGCCTTTAGAAGCCTTTAGATCGCCTTTATGGCGTGAGAGGTAGCTGTACATCCTTTTGATGGTAGATACGCTTATAGCCTCTCTATTTGCTAACTGGGACGCTCTACGTTTTCCTACAGCAGTTCCGCAGCTTCCCCAACCATTCTCTTCCGCCCATTCTAAGGCTCTTTTAGCATTGTTTGACACAGAGTCTGGATAGTCGCTATATGAGGCTAGATTAAGCATCCTAGATTCTAATGCGTCAGAAATCTCTTCTAATAGTGAGATAGCCTCTGGGCTATTTAATTCATCATCCTGACTCATTTCTACTCTATCTGTAAAGTAACCTTCTATAGAGAATCCAGATACCTTACCTGTCTTAACATAGTCTTCCCATACCTCATCATTATTTACCTTCATAGATACCATCCACGTACCTACTGGTAGATTCATTCCATACTTTCTGGATTTGTCGTGAGTTTCATCTTCTATGATCCAAGACTCTACTACAGATAATCCGTGAAGGTCTGCCTGATGCTCTAGGGTAGATTTGTTCTGGTTGCCTCGCATTAAAAATAGTTCTGACGCCTGACGAACTGTATCATCCGAAAAGAAGATATAGTATTCTTCATCCTCATTTTGGCGATAAATGTTCTTGTTTGGAATTAAAGCCGCACCCATAAGCACTCGCTTCTCCTCATCAACCTTAGCTAACTCTACCTTATCCTCTTTAGATAATGCGATAAACTTTTCCTCGATTGCTGGGCGGTCAACTATGCTGATCGCTTCTATTCCTGAAAGCATTGCTTCCTCATCAATAATTAATTCTATTATTCTCATATTCCTGCTGTGTTTACTATGTTTCTATCAAGTTCTTGCTGATTGGTAACGTCTTTACCTACAACATATGCTTTTATTGGTTCGTTTGTTTGTCCTGCTACGGTTTGCGCTAACTGATCTACGGAAGATGCACCTACAACATTGAAGTCTGGTGCTTGTACTGTTACGCTCGCTGCTGAAGCCGAAACTCCATCGGTTTTACCACTACTTAATATATTTTTAGCTCTACTAACGGCACTTAGTAATGTTGTGATTTGCTGTATGTATGTTGCGGCTGCAATAAAAGGAGCTGCTGGACCCGTACCCTGCGATGCCTCTTGTGCTAATCTAAATCCTTGAATCATACTAACAGCGGTGTTAGTTGCTAATGCCGTTAGGGCTAATCCTTTCGCTAAGTCAGAACCTTCTTTCGCTAATGCAGCAGCAGCATCTAGCATATTTGCTGTTTCAGTAAAAACACTTAATTTAGAGGCTAAAACTACTCTATCTGTTTCCAGATTTATAGCAGCAGTTTCCTCTGCATAACTAGCATCTAAATTTTTCTTTTTCTGAATCAAAGCCTCATAAGCCTCTCCTTCAGCTTCAGCTAGACTTATTTTCTGATCTAAGGCATTACGTTCAAATTCATATTGTGAATCTAAAAGAGCTTGCTCTATCATTAACTGCTCGCTCCTTTCTTCGGAAGCTGATCTTTGAGCTTTTAGTCTATCTTGTATGCCTTTTATAGCCTCTAATCCAAAAGCGGATAAATCGTCAAGTATTTGTTGGTTAACAAGCTCATCCTGCATATTACCATAAGAATCTATAATACTCATAGTGGCATCTGCAAACGAATTTTTTATCTGATCTAAGGATTGCGAATACCTCTTATTAGCTTCGGTAGCTACTGAAACAAACTGATTAAGAATATCACCTCTTCTTAGGGAGGCTTTATTTCTAATGTCTTGCTTTTCTTTTTCGGTCTTAGCCTCTAGGAGTAATTCAGACTCTTTACTACTTATCTGATCAAGAAGATTCTGCTTTCTAAGCTCAACACTTTCTATATATGCTTGATAACGAACTTTTTCTTTCTCCGTCTCATTTCTAGCAACTATATCTAATTCTCTTATAGCCTGTTTTTTACTTACGTCTAAATTTTGTATTTCAGATCTTTTCAGAAACTTCTCTTCTTTCTTTAGGGCTTTCTCTGCATATCGGTCGAAATACTTTAACCTAAGCTCGTATGATGAGAAATAAGCTTTGTTTGCAGCTCTTAATGATTTAGACCTACCTGAACCAAATTCGTCTTCATCTCTAACGCCCTTTAGCTTCTTCTGTAATTCGACTACACTATCAAGAACTTGTTGTGCCTCGGCTTCAGTTCTCTTTTTTAAGCTAGCAAATCTAATCTTATTTTGTTCCTCTTCACTTAGCCTGTCAAATTTTCTTTGTTCAGCTCGGCTTCTACCACTAGCTTCAAAAAATCCTATCTCTTCATCTAAGTACTTTTTTATTGCTTTATTTCTTTCATCCTCATCTTCTATAGCTTCTAAAGCTCTGACTTTTCTTCTTTTTGAGAATTTTTCTGAATTTAAATCTATAATGGCTTCTATTTCAGCTCTTATAGTCAGTTGTTCTATATAATCCTCCACAGCTGCCTGCAACTCTTGATAACTAACCTTTAAGTTACCGTTATCATCGATAGCATCTGGAACTACTTTTGCCAATTCATTCAAAGCCTCTATTCTAGCTTCCTCGCTAGAGGTGCTATCTTTAAGGACTTCCGTATAACCCAAAAGCTCTAACCTATTCTGACTTATAGGCTCTAATAAACCTTTCATCTTCTTAGATAATTCAGCAGCAGCACTAGAAGCATTAAAGAAAAAATTATATATTCTATCTCCGTAAGCAATTAGCAATTGTACGGCTATAAGAATACCACCAGTACCCAATAAGGATTTACCTAAATTCTTAAGAGAAGTAACTACATTATCGCTAGTGTTTATAAGCGATCCAAATAAACTAGCTAACTGACCAACGTTGTTCGCCACACCATTAAATCCAAATCTTGCGTCAGATGCTGCTCTACCAGCTTCTTGTAGTATCGCATTATTTAGACCAACCTGTGTTCTAAATTGCTTACTTCCATTCTGCGTATTTTTCAGTAAAGCGGCAGCAGCCTGATTGTTTGCTGCTATTTGCTCTTTAACCTGTATATTTACTTTGGCAATCTCAATTGCAGTTGCACTTTCCGCTTCCTTTAATCTTTTTTGTGCAGCAGCTAATTTATCTACGCTTTGCTTAGCATTACCTAAATTAGCTTCCGCCTTTCCAGAGTTTACATTTATGCTAATTAGAATTTCTTGCGCCATAGTAAGTACGTTTTAGTGTTTGTTTAAGTTCCTTTGCGTCTTTAACCGCCTTATACTTGCCTTTGGCAATATCTATATTTTCTGATACACCGTACCATTCGTTGCTATTAAGTAGCTCTAGTATATTCTTTATCATTCTACTATTTCTTCTGCATTAAGGTTTATCAGTTCTAATGTTGACTTACCTGTTGTTAAATTTGTAGTTATAGAATTAATGCGATACACTACATCTTGTATCTTTAGTTGGTCGTTTAATTTGTAATGTATTAAGAAACTAGGCGGAAAGTATGCCTCGAACTTAAACATTCTTTTATTTTTGTCAAATACACTTCTTATGTAATTTTGATAAAATACATCAAATAGTGAATTTAAGTTTTCTTGACCACTCCATTCATCTATCTCTGAATCGAAGTTAAGACTGAAGTCTGCTGGAGTTTCATTATCTAAAGCAGTTTCATTTGTGTTAGAAGGTCTATAGTAATTGTTAACCAAACTAGCTGTAGCACTAGAATCATCACTAAAATTTATAGTATTAGTTATGTTTGTATGTCTAACTCCGTAGAACAACAAGGGTTTTATATTTATCGAATTGTAATCACCTTTGGGCGGAACTATGTCATTAGTATTGCTATAATCTGAATCTGTAGGATTAAAATCACCTCCAGCAGCATAACCCCATTGTATATCTGTACCTAATAATCTCTCGTACTTCAATTTAGAGAATGGCACTTTGATCTCATATTTTTCGCCAAAGAAAAACTCTGGATATATAGTTTGTACAGATAAGTTAGAGTCTCCAAAAGATATTCCAGCTAATTGCTTATGGTTTTCATTTATTATAGTATCTGTTTCCTCAAACTTAAAATCTATTTCATTAAACGGCAGAGATGTGTTTACCGTATGGCTACTTACATTTATATATTTACTTATATCTATAATGCCGCCAGACTGATTATTTACCGCATCAGCATAGTAATCGTCTAAAGGTACGATCTTAACCACAGGAGTTGTTTCATTATACTCTGGATCATTTTCATCATCTATATAATATGCTGTAAGATTAAACATCTTAAATAATCCTGTAAGGAAGTCTAAAATCTTTATATCTGGAAGATGATTAGTTATTGCAACATTAGCTGTATCGCTATCTATAACCGCATTAGAAGTGTATCTAGCTCTATCAAAACCAGTTTCAAATCCACCGCCACCTTCTCTAGCCATAAATTTTATTTCCGTATCTTGCATTGGAGTTTCCGAATATATCTCGACAGTATATCTTAAAACATAACCCCCCTCCCCGAGGATGTAAGGTATGCCAGCTCTAAAATCTTTATCTCCTGACCCCTCAAATGTTTGACTTTTTCCATTATCAGAATTTATTATTTTTATTCTATAATTAACATTGCTGTAGGATGAATCTGGTCTAACCTCAATAAAGAACTTAGTTTTTATAACTCCATTTAGCTGAATTATTTGTATCGGCCATTTACTTATAATTATCTCGTCACCATCGACATTAAGATAATCAGTATTTGTATCTTTTTCAACGAATGTCCAAGATTCAACCTTAGCTTTATATATATATTCATCATCAGCCAATTCACCTGTTATATTTCCAGAGCTATTGCTCATCCATAAATACAGATTAGAAAATGCTTCATTATGTTTAGAGAAGAAATCTTTAGTTCCAACCTCATCACTAGGTATAAAATTTAAGTTATACTTCTCTTCTATAGCTTTTATAATATGATATACTTTTATAGCTGGCTTTAAGTCTCCTGGCTTAACACCTCTTTTGTGGTATTGATCTATATCATATCCAGGTGAGGATATGATAACATTTCCGTCGAAGTTTTTAGGGTCAGTATTTCCTATTCCGCTATCATAGAATAAACGCTTCTTAGACGTTATAAGTGGGTATATAAGTGCTGAATTGTCGGAAAATACTTGTAATCCCTCTCCCTCAAATATAGTCTTAACATTATCATATGAGAAGTCGTGGTCAAAGTTAGAAAGACCTTTAGTTTGATTTGTATAGTCGTTTAAAGCGATTAGTTTATCGTCACCAAATAAATCTGTTAGAGATACTGTATTTCCAAAGAAAGTTACGTTATAGGTATGCGGAACATTGTTCTTCATATTAACGCCATTTAAGAATATCTTACCCTTCTTAAATAGTAAGCTATTTATAAATATTTTAGCTTCGTGACGTACCCTACCATCAAATCCACCAGATATATTGAAGTTATAGAAGTGTTTGAATATCTTGTTATTTTCAGCAGAGGCTGGTAAAGCAAACGATTGACTGTAATCGGTAAAAACTTTGCTTATATCCTTAGCATCCTGAATCGAAGATGTTACCTCTATACTTTCGTCCTTGAACAGATCAATTCTTTGATCCTCTATATATATCTGTACTTCTCTCATTAACGAATGCTTTGTATAAATTCAGAATCCATTTCAAACTGTAGTTCGTAATTGATAAGTTTATCGTCTCTCTTTGTTTTGAAGTCTAGTGAATTAGTAACAACACTTATCGGTATGGCTAGATTAGCTGCTGGATTAGTTGGACTAAGCCTAAAGTTATCGTGAATATATACATACTCCGAAACTAGCAATTGCTTCATAACCTCGTTATAACTCTCATCAATAAATCCAGTATTCATTGTGATAGATTCTCTACCCTGATTCTCTAAGTATACTCTCTGGTGATCCGATATATTGTATGAAGCTCCTGTTGCGCCAACAGAAAGCGTATTCTTTTTGTACTGCTCTCTTTGCGAAGATATACTGTCTTTACGTTTGGCGAAGAACCATATATCTTGCATTACACCGAATTTGTTAATAAACGATACTTTGTGCGGTATATTCTTACACTCATCTATACATTTAACTTCAATGCTTTTTGTGCCTCCATTAGATGTAGCATACTGTATAGCGGTTATTCCATCTATTATTTCAGCAACGTCTGTTGAGTCTTCTGGATTTGCAGCTAATGAAGCTGTTTTATCTATTTTTATAACAGTTCCAGAGGGATTTAAGCGTATACTTTGAGCTACAGTATAAGGACTAACACTACCAGTAACTAAATTTCCTGCTTCTGCTGCATCGGAGGCATAGGTAATTTGAGTTACACCATCCTCACCTCTAGTGTAAAATGGTATTTTTAAAGGTGCGCCACATAGATTATGAACTACTTTATTGGAAACTAACAAATCTTTAGATAGCTGTGGATTTATGCCATCTTCTAATTCACCATATCCCCTAAAAGCAATAGCGTCTACTACATAAAAATCTTCAGTATCATCATCATAAGTCCTAGTGACTTTATAGTGAACCCATTTAGTCTGTTTTAGACTACTATAATCACCATTAAACTCTATTGTGATGTGGTCTTTTACAAGTTCAGAAATCTCAAATACAATCGATGTTTCTGTAGATAACCTAGTTTTCGTTAACGTATAGTTGGGTGTGTCTGGAATAGCCTCTATGCTCCCTCCATAAACGTATAATTCTAACTTAGCTTTTGTTAATTCTGCCATTTTTTTTATATTAGTAGTTTAAGTTTAAACCTTCTACTTCTGGGAATGAATCTAACTCAAAAGTTTGGTTCATAATCTGTAAACCCGATAACCGATATTGCTCTAATTTGTGTGACCCAGATTCTAAGTGGTTAAATTGATTAGAACCAATAGTTCCTAATCTATTTACGGTAAATGTTTGTTTGTTAGTGCTGTTATTTAAGTTGCTTATTATAGGTCCTCCTCGTCTAAAAGCCTCTATTCCTAATCTTGATACTAAACTTTTATCTCCAATTACATATATTCCAGCTGCTCTAGTTACAAACGCTTCGTCATTAACTCTAGTGTCACCAGTAAAAAGTTCAATTGCGTGTGAGGAGAAACTAACCTCATAATTTCCGTTATATGTACCATCCTGCCCAGTAAATTGATTCATCTCAAAAACATTAGTGTCGTTATTTAAGTTGGCTGCTGGTCTATAAACAACAGTATGATCAGGAGAGTTCCATACAGGGAAATCCCCACCTGCAGCGTGATGTGCATCTAGGGAAAATGGAGCTAAGTCTGGTGTGTATACTCCAAAAACATAGCTAACAGCTGTACCTTGCTCTGGTAATGTCAGCCAATCAGCGTCCACACCATTAAGTTTATTTGGAATAGGTGCATCATACGATGGATCAACATTGTCGTTATATATAGTCATAATAACAACTACATTCTGTCCACTATCTTCTGCAACAGCAGGAACATCTGCTGGACATTGAAATTCCCACGCCAATCCTGTAGCTAAATTAATTATGGGATGATACACTTCCAATACCACAGTTTCTCCGTATGTATCTATATCTGATTGTGTAGAAGTGTATGTTATTGTTTGATCGTTCCCATCTGGATTAGTGGCTATTGTTGTAGATGATGGTGTTGGCGTTCCTACTGAATTTAACCAATCGGTATCGCTGTTTATCCATCCAGCCATAAACGTATAATCAGCTGGCATATTTCCTTTAATTCCTATCTTAGCATAGAAAGGAACTGTAATTCCAGTAAAATTTATATTATAATCTCCAATTTGTTTGCCTGTTGCAGAAAGCTCAAATCTGTATACTCCCGTTACAACACCTGCATTCCAGTTAGACCCACAATTAATAGTATATGTTTCAGCTACAGGCTCTGTTGGTTCTTCAAACGGTTCTTCTCCACCTCCTGTATCATCGCTTTCAACTCCGCCATCAGAAACAGGCTTAGTTACATTTACGAAGTATGGACTTCTTACATTTATTTTTCTTAATTCTTCTTCTGACGCCATTATACGAATTTTATTGTTTTACCCTTTAGATCAAAGCCTGCCTCCCTTAGAATATCCTCCACACTCTCTTTTACATCCTCCACTACAGGAGCAACTACCTTTAGGTTTTTTAACTGCTCCTTTACGATTCTGTTTATAAACCCTGTTGGGCGAACTCCCTGATTTGCTATCTTTCGCTGAATTAACCTTGCTAGATTCTGTACCTTTGGAGTGCTTGTGCTTAGACCCTCTAGGCTTTGTACCCCTCGAACTGACTTGTAGTTTACTGGCTTGCTTACTATCCATTGAGCTAAATCGTTTACGCTTACTGTTTTTGGTTTATTCTGTTCATTTAATCCTATTTCCTCTAAATAATCTATACCAACAATATCAATACCTAGTTCAGATTCAGTTTGCCTAGACAAAGTCCACCTTATGCTTTCTCTAGCAGCACCTGTGTTTGTGATCCTAGGGTTAGCATATCCCTGTCTATCTGGTTGCGGAGT